GGTCGCCCCCAATATGTTCTGGTGAATGTGCCCCCAGAACACGCCAAGTCTATGACTACCTCGATAGATTACCCGGTCTACCGAATCTGTATGGATCCCAATGTCCGTATCATGATTGTCTCGAAGAGTCAGCAGAAGGCAACAGAATTTATTTACGCTATCAAGCAAAGACTTACCCACCCATCGTGGCAGAAGCTACAACTTGCCTACGCTGCTGGTTCTGGCTTTAAGTCTAAGTCTGCTACATGGCAAGCAACACAGGTCTATCTTGGAGATGAACTCCGTGACTCAGACCAGAAAGACCCAACCATCCAAGCCATCGGTATTGGAGGACAGATCTACGGTGCGAGAGCTGATTTAATTATCCTTGACGACTGTGTGACTATGAGCAATGCTCATGAGTATGAAAAACATATCCGTTGGATCCAACAAGAAGTTTTAACTCGTCTTGGCCCCACCGGTAAGCTTTTAGTTTTAGGAACCCGAGTGGATTCCATCGACCTGTATAGAGAACTCCGTAACGGTGAACGCTATCCAACAGGTCGATCTCCGTGGACATACCTAGCCATGCCGGCGGTTCTAGAGTTTGCTGAATCTCCAACCGACTGGAAAACCCTTTGGCCTAAGACAGACCGCCCATGGCAAGGTTCTGAAGAAGATCAACCCGATGAAGATGGTCTATATCCTCGTTGGGATGGAACCCACCTTGCGATGCGAAGGGGTGCCTTAGACCCAAAAACTTGGTCTATGGTTTACCAGCAAGCAGATGTTGACGAAGATTCAACTTTTAATGTTGTTTGTGTCAAAGGCTCAATCGATCGTATGCGAATGATTGGCCCCATCGTACCCGGCAATCCCGGACACCCAGAGACAACAGAAGGAATTACCGTAGTCGCAGGGCTTGACCCAGCGATTATTGGTGACACCGCAGCCGTAGTAATGGCAATAGACCGCCACCGCAAAAAGCGTTATGTACTTGATGCGACAACAATTACTCGGCCTTCGCCACAAGCGATTCGTGATCTCATCACAACATTCACAGACAAATACAAACCATCCGAATGGGTGGTTGAGCGTAACGCTTTTCAGGGCTACCTGACACAAGATGAGAATCTACGAATGTGGCTTGCCAACCGTGGAGTGATGCTCCGGGAACATACAACATCTCGCAATAAGTGGGATGTCGGCTTTGGTGTAGCAGCAATGGCTTCACTATTTGGTTCTATTGAATCAAGTGGTAAGCATCATAGAGATAACTTAATGCACCTTCCTTCCGATAGGCACGAAGGTATTAGGTTGTTAATTGATCAACTTGTTACTTGGTCTCCTGAGACAAAGAATAAGACTGACTTGGTTATGGCACTTTGGTTCTGCGAAATCAGAGCTAGAGAGATCTGCCAATTCGGTGATTATGGTGGTAAGTTTATGAAAAATGAGTTTCTAACTCGTTCAGACCAGAATCGTCAAACGGTTGTAAACCTTGACGAGTGGGCTGCAAGTCGAAAGATAGGTTAAAGAATGCGTACTCCACAAGAGATAGCAGCAAAAGTTGACCGGCTAAAACGAAACAATATGGATCGTGATCGCCGTATGACTGATGTACTTGCTGTCCGTCAAGGAAAAATGCAAGATGTTTTCTTTGGTCAGTTCTCAGATGAGTATCCAAAACCTCTCATCGCCAACATGGTCGATATCGCTGCTCGTGACCTAGCGGAAGTAACAGCCCCACTACCTTCAATTAACTGCTCTTCTTCCAATATGTCCTCAGATTCAGCTCGTAAAAAGGCTGATATCCGTACACGCATTGCTAATCACTACGCCAATAAGTCAGATTTACAGCTCCAGATGTATGCAGGTGCCGACTGGTATTACACCTATGGCTTCTGTGCTGGAATGATTGATATTGATTTTGAAACAAATAACCCAAGAATCCGTCTGCTTGACCCATTTGGTCTCTATTATGAGAAGGATCGCTTTGGATCTGTAACCTGTGTATCTCGTAATATGTTTATGGATACTGAATCCATCGTCTATCAATACCCAGAACACACAAATAAGATTCGTCAGAAGTATCGTGGTCAAAGTGCAGTAGTTAATCTAATTCATTATCACGATAAAGATCAGGATATGTTGTTCATTCCAGATCTTGATAACCTAGTTTTATCTAATACCCCTAACCTTATCGGTAGAGTTCTTATAGATGTAGCCGAACGCCCAACTGTTGATGGTCAAACTCGTGGTCAGTTCGATGATGTATTACCTGTACAGATGGCTAAGGCTCGCTTTGCACTCTTGCAACTAGAAGCTGCTAAGAAATCAGTAGAAGCACCGATTGCTATTCCACCAGATGTCCAAGAGTTTGCTCTTGGCCCTGATGCATTGCTTCGTTCTAATACTCCAGAAAGAATCCGTAGAGTTCCTATTGAACTTCCACCGGGTGTATTCGCTGAATCATCAGCATTGGAACGAGAGCTTCGTATGGGATCTCGTTATCCAGAGGGTCGTACCGGACAAATTGATGCATCTATCGTTACCGGTCGTGGTGTTCAAGCTCTTATGGGTGGCTTTGATTCACAGGTTAAAGCAGCACAAGCAGTATTTGCTCGTTTCTTAGTTAACCTTATCGGTATTGCTTTTGAAGCAGATGAAAAGATATTTACTAACAATCGTAAAACTATTCGTGGTACCGATGATGGCACCCCTTACGAATTAACTTACACACCAGCTCGTGATATCAAGGGTGATTACACCGTTGATGTTCAATATGGTTTGATGGCAGGACTTGATCCTAATCGTGCAGCCATCTTTGGTCTACAACTTCGTGGCGATAAACTTATTAGCCGTGACTTCCTACGCAGAAACCTTCCATTTTCAATCAATGTCACACAAGAAGAACAAAGAGTTGACATTGAAGATCTCAGAGATTCACTTAGGAATGCTGTATCGCAATATGCAACAGCCATTCCTATGCTTGCTACCCAAGGTGGCGATCCAACAGAAGCTGTCAAGCGTATTGCTGACATCATTAATGGTCGTCAAAAGGGTGAAACTTTGGAGCAGATAGTCGCTAGTGCATTTGCTCCGCAAGAACAGCCAGCAGTTTCTGCGATGGCCCCCGGTGCTTCGCAACCATCACCTATGGGTATGGTTCCGGGAGCGGCCCCGGCTGCTGGCTCCCAAATGGTTGCTGGGCCCGGACAGTTCTCAAGAAGAACGGATCTAGCACAAGGTGGTCAACCTGAAATGGCACAACTATTAGCTGCCCTAACTGGGGCTGCTTAATCCAACAGGAGGAATATATGTTCGGAACTAAGAAAGGCAAAGTAGCCCCAGCACTTGTAAAAGGCCCAACAATGCCAACCAATACCCCAAAGGGTAAGGCAGGTATACAAAAGCTTGGTGAAACTGGCAAGGCTGCATCTGCTTCTGGTAAGAAAGTTAAGTAACAACTTATAGGAGGTCTGCCAATGGATTCAAACGAAGAGTTTGATGAACTTGAAGATATGTTTCCATTGGCAAGACCTGCTAAAAGGATAGATTTTTTATACGCAATCTCTGCGTTGATGTATAACATTAGTAGTTCTTTTGCGGAATTTTTCTCTTTGATATCTAAGATTGTTTATTCACATTCAGTAAACGAATCTAAGAAGCGATACATGTGGGAAAAGTTCTCCAAGGATATTGAAAAAATGGAGGCTAAGAAAGATGGCTGAAGCATACATAGGTAAACAAGCAGCTCAGTACATCCCCGGTGGAGCTTATGGTGAAGGTGGAGAATTAATGGCCCTTCAAACTGCTCCCGGTGTAAGTATGGCAGCCTCTGAAGTATCTGCTGAACAAATGGGTGCAGTTGCTAACGCAATTCCCATGGCAAGACCAACATTAAATTTTAATACACCTAACCCAAATCGTGATGTTCCTATTACAGATGGTGCATCTTTTGGCCCGGGTCGTGGATCAGAGGCATTGCCTATTCCACCACAAGCAGTAGATCAAACTGCACAGTTAATTTTATCTTTAGCAGAGCTATATCCAGATCCAGATTTAACCAGATTAGCTGCCCAAGTTAAGGCACAGGGTCGTGGTTAATGGCGGAGATCGGCGGCCTTAAAGGTGCAGGAAAGCTACCGGGGTTTATTGGAAACATTCCGCTACCCGGAACTCCTGAATATGAAACTTATAGACGGCAACAAGAGGGCAGATTTCTAAATCCACAATTTGCTCAACAGGTTGCAAGCATGGCAAAAGCGTATCCAAACGCATCTGCTGGTGTTGTTCTTGGACTTACTAAAGCTGGTGCTGCACCATACGGACAGACAGCAACTGCTGCTGCAACCATGGATGGACAAGCATTTGTTGATCAGCAAAGAGAAGCAGCTAAGGCTGCTGCTGCTAAATTAAAAGAGCAGAACAAAGTTGCTAAAGGTTCTCCTGCTGACTTTCTTGCTCCACTTACTCGTACCGCTTTCATGTTGCTATCTACACCATTTGAAATGCTCGAAGCAAGCATTCGAAATACTGTAGCAGGTAGACCACTTTCTAATACTTTCGATGAGACCCAAACTGGTCAAGCATTGGCACAGTTATTCAAAGATGGTCGCATTGATGTAGGCACAGGTTTTCTTAGTGCAGATCCAAACTCCGCAGTAGGTAAGGCTTTGCTACAGGCAAAGATTGCTGCTGGCCCACAGATGAAGGGTGGAGTTCCTTGGACTTATTCCACAGGATTAACTCAAGCACTCTTTGATGATCCTGAAACTAAAGCAGCTCGTACATTCCAAGCAGTCTCTGGATTTATTCTTAATCTTGGTCTTGATCCATTAACTTATGTTCCCGGCGTTGGATTACTCAAGATTGGTAGAGAAACAGGTAAGTTAGGCGTAACTCTTCGTATTGGCCCAAAGGCAGCAGCAAGAGCTGCTGAGGCAAAGAAAGCACCTATCAAGGCTGTCATTCGTGAAGCCGAAGATATGGCAGAAGAACTTGCGAAGGTTCGTGCTGGAGGCAAAGCTGCATCAGGTAATCTTAAAATGCTTGAAGGCGACCTCATTAAACTTCAAGATGATTATCAGGCTTTACTACCAGAGCTATCTCGTAATCGTGATTTAGTCTATTCTGCTAAATGGGAAAACGATTTACTTGATGCTACCTATGGTGAACTTGCTACCAAGAGAAGCGATTTATTTACTGCACTCAAGTCTGAAACCACTAGATCAGAACAACTTGTTGGAGATAAGCGTAAGGCTGAAGAGTTAATTGCTTTTCGTCTTGAACTTAACAATGCTGGTCGTGCAGCAGAAGTTCAAGGAGTTCTTGATAAAGGTTTTGATGTAGTTGCAGAATCTGCTCGGACTCTTGCTCGTCAAGAAACTTTAGCTCCCGGACTTGTTCACACTCTAGAAGAAGCAGCCCTTAAGAAGGGTGCCAGAGCTGCAACGCAAGGTATTCGTGCCGGTGCAGATGTGGTTGTTAGAGTTGCTGCAAAGCAGAAGCCAAAACTTATTAAGTGGACTGCTCTTATTAAAGCTGGAGATTCTCCACAGGCTACTCGTGTAGGTAATGAAATTGGATCTAACCTAATTGATGTTGGCACAGCAGCAGGTATCCAAGAATCTAAATTGCAAGGTGTTCTTGATGTTATCGATACACCCGGTGCAACTCATGCTGAACTTGTTTCCGCAGCTCAAAGAGCTGGCATAGTAGATTCATTATATTTAGCCTACGAAAGATCTGGTATCCAAGGCTTTGAGAATGTTGGTGCAACTCGTGGTGTTGGTGGTGGCGGATACGCCTACTTCCCAAGAGCAGTAGATCCATTTGATGCAAAACTATCTGACTTTGCTCGACTACAAGCTGATGCTATTGCATCACCAGATGTCCGTGACTTTGGCTTACAAGCACCTACAACTCGTGCAGGTATCACGCAACAAGTTGAAGGTCTTACCCAAGCTGCTGCTGCACCTCGTCTAACTGTCCAACAGCAGATTGCTGCACTAGATGAAGATCTTGCTGAAGTAACTAAAGTTAAAGTCTTACTTGATGATGAATATGCAAAAGCCAACAAGGCTTACACAGATAATCTCAAGATGGTTGAAGATCGTATTGTTCAACAGAAGGCTTTGCTTGAGCAGATAACTCAGACTAAAGGTGCAGAAAGACTTGCCCTTGAGGCAGAGTTTGGTTTGCTTAATATCGGCGAGAAGTCAATCATTAATTATCAGCAAGCAGCAAAGGCATTCTTTGGCCCATTGGGTCAGAATGTTGCCAAGATGGTTGCAGTTCATTATGGGCCAGAAGATTACTATGATGTATGGAGAGCCTTCAATGGCGATCTATCAGTAGATACAGCCAAGCGATTAGCTGCTGCTACATCTGAGAAAGAAGTAATCCAGATACTTGCTCGTGAAGCAGGATTAGATATCTCAACTGGAACTAGACTTGGACTTGCTTCTACATCTCGTGCATTAGAGTTTAAGTCCGGAATCTTTGCACCTAACTCTCTTAAGTTGCATCATGCAGCATTTGAGAAGTTTTTCCTTGATGCTTCTGCTAAAGGCTATAAAGCAATTAAGCAAAGCCCACTTGGTAGATTCTCACCTACAAAGAACTTGATTCATCTTGATGATGTTGATGAACTTGTCAAGCAGATGAGTGACACATTGCCGTTCCTCAAGGCATCTCCAAAGTTGCAACAGGATTCTGTAAAAGCCATGATGGCTGCTACAACATCTACAGAACGATTTAATATTTTTATTGACACAATTAAAGCATTAGTCAAAGAGAAGTCACCTAATCTAACTGAAGAACAGATCAAACTTCTTGATGATGCAGCAAGAGTATTCAAGAAGGAACAAGATGCTAACAGAAGGTTTTTGGCTCAAGTTGATGGCAATACAGCATCGGGAGCAGAACACATTATCAATGGGCAAAAGCTTAAGCTCTCATCTCTTGACCCCTTACTCGATTCTCAGCTTTCAAACTTTGTTAAGTGGCCTGATATCGACTCCTTTAGGCAACTTACCGGAAAGACTAGATTCCTCTCAAGGAACGCATCAGCACAGCAGTTCCGAGCAGTAAGCACAGATCTATTAGATTCTTTCTTCAAGCAGACAGTTCTTGTCTATCGTGTTTCTTATGTGATCAGAAACATTGGTGATATGCAGGTTCGTGCATATCTTGGTGGATCATCTACCTTGTTTAATCACCCATTGCAATTTATTGGAATGATGCTTGGTAATCCAGCAGGTAGCAAATCTAAGAAGTTCCTAAGCCAGTTCTCTCGTTTTGATACGAATGTTTTCGGCACTCGCTTTGATGAACTTGTTAAAGATGTAGATGTATCTAGCTTCAAGGGTGCTTTACTTTCTGATGCAGACCAGTTTGCTGCAATGATGACTCGTGGTATTGGTATGGGTGTTGGTCAAGGAACTATGTCCTTGTCTCAAGCACTTCGTACTGGTATGAGATTTATTGACTCCACGGAAAAAGGATTTAATCGTGCATGGGCTGGAGCTATCCTTCAGTATCGTGAATCATCTCTTGCTCGTTTAGCAGCAGGTGGTCTTGGTGGATACCTCCGTCAACCCGGTGGAAAGCCAAAGTATTGGTTCGAAGAGTATCCAGAGTTTCTTGCTAAGAAGCAAGCACAAGGTTTTGATCTATCTCGTGACTATGACAAGATGATTGTTGATTTCATGTTCGAGACAAACCAAGGTCGTTTGCTTCGTGAGCAGATTGCTAAGGTCGATGAGACTAATCGTGCATTGATGTTAAGTGCAGATGAGTCAGTAGCTAAACAAGCTATGGCTGCATACTTCAGCACAGTAGTCAAAGGTATTGATAATCTTTCAGCAGGTCGAGCTGAGATTCGTGACTTCATTGCAGGTAAACAACTTCGTGATGTTGCAGGAGATGTTCAAAAGTTTAATCCAAAAGGAACTACATCTAAGGATGTATGGCTTGGTAGAGTTCTTAAAGACTACCGCCAGACCACAGATGTATCCTCTGCTATCGGTCAATTAAAACTTCCTGCCGATGATATTCGTGCAGTTGCTTCTCTTCGTGGTCAATGGGATAAAGGTGCAAACCTATTCTTCCGTTTATCTGCACAGCTAGAAAAGCGTGGTGCTTTAGGCCCAGAGTTCCAACAGCAATATTGGAATGGCGTTGCAGATAACTTTAATCTTCTTAGTAAAGCAGATGCAGAAGATATTCTGTTGGTCGCAGAAAAAGAATTAAGAAACATCAAAGTCTTTGGTGTCAAAGCCGGAACTACTAACCCAGCGTTAG